AATTGTTGTTGGCAACAATCATTATACTATGTTTTTTTGCATACCAGAAGAGGTATATATAATTGAGGAGGAAACTTAGGTTTTCAGTGTTCCAGATGGACGCTCGCTTTCCTGTAAATTTATTTGACTATTGCTCTTACTTTGAAATTCCTTTTTTTAATCTAAAACTTAAATGTATTTTCTGTAACTTTTATCTGACTTTAACTGATTTAGCTGATTTTTATCAAAAAGATCTTTGTTTAGTTTGGAAAAATAAGTGTTGTTTTGCTTGTTGTGCTAAATGTTTAAGATTATCTGCTGCATATGAATATAATACTTACTTTGTGTGTTGTGTTTCTGGTACTACATTAGAGTTTTTACAAAAGAAATCTTTAAATGAAATTATTATAAGATGTTCTTTATGCTTACGTAAGTTAGATTATGCAGAGAAGATTCAGCATTCTTTTAATGAACGCTTTTGCCTTGTGAGAGGACATTGGAGAGGCTGCTGTAGATTCTGCTCTAAAAAAGAATGAGGGGTGACAGACCTACTTTAGGTGACATAATTTTGGAGGAGTTGATTATGCCAATTAATTTACTGTGTGACGAAGCTTCAGAGTCACTGTCATCCGATTGTGAAGGAGAGGAGGAGCAATTAGAACCTTATAGAATAGAATGCACCTGTTTTAATTGTGGTATAAGAATTAGATTTTGTGTAGTCTGCAGCCGAGGAGGTATTGGGGCCTTTGAGCAACTTTTAACTGAAGAAATCAACTTGATCTGTGCAACTTGTGCACGAAACTTGCAACATGGGAGATCACAATAAAGGTACAGACAATTTAGAAAATAATTCTAAATGGTTTTTATTGACTGAAGCAGATTGTGTGGACAGTTTGCATGAGCTAGATGAACTATTTGAAGAAAGTACAGAAAATTCTAATATATCAAATTTGATAGATGATGGTGAAGTGGATGAAAGCAACCAGGGAAATTCCCTTTTACTGTATAATACACAAGTAACAGAGGAGTGTAACAGAGCTATTTTAGACCTAAAACGAAAGTATGTGATAAGTCCACAGCATTCTGTAGCAGATCTGAGTCCAAAGCTGCATGCTGTTCACATATCACCTCGAAAAAACATCAAAAGACGCTTATTTCGGGACAGTGGAATAGAGGAAGATGAAGCTACAAATCTTTCTGAACAGGTAGCGCCGGACGTAATTTCAAATACTGTGGCGGGAAAAGATGGCGCTGCAGAATTGGAATTAATGAATGCAAACAATAGAAGGGCTGTGTGTCTTGTTAAGTTTAAAGAAGCATTTGCTGTGCCTTATACTGAATTAACTCGTAGTTTTAAAAGTGATAAATCATGCTCTGATAATTGGGTAATTTATATTTTTAAAGCTGCAGAAGAAGTTTTAGAAGCATCTAAAATTTTATTACAGCAATATTGTGATTATATTCAACTTGTAATAAGAGACTTCCAAGGTTTATATTTATTAAAATTTAAAACTGGGAAAAGTAGAGAAACTGTTGTTAATTTGATTTGTAATATTTTAAATGTTAAAGCTATACAAGTGATGTGTGATCCTCCAAAAACACGAAGTGTGGCAGTAGGTTTATATTTTTATAAGAAAAGTTTATGCAATTTATCTTATGTGCATGGCCCAGTACCAGAATGGTTGTCAAAGTTGACAGTTATAGATCATCAAACTGCAGCGTCTGCAGAAAGCTTTGATTTGTCACAAATGATACAGTGGGCCTATGATAATAGATATACTGAAGAACATCAAATAGCCTATTTTTATGCTTTAGAAGCAGAACATGACTTGAATGCAGCTGCTTTTTTAAAAAGTAACAGTCAATGTAGGTTTGTTAAAGATTGTGCTCATATGGTTAGATTATATTTTAGACAAGAGATGAAACAAATGACAACAGCCGAGTGGATTCTCAAATGTTGTGATGATTTTTCTGAAGATAATGAATGGAAACCTATAGTACATTTTTTGAGATATCAAGAAATAAACTTTATTTCTTTTTTAATAACGTTTAAAACCTTTTTAAAAGGTTTACCAAAAAAAAATTGTTTAGTTTTTTATGGTCCTCCAGATACAGGAAAATCATATTTTTGTTTTTCCTTTATGACTTTTGTAAAGGGTAAAGTGATTTCATATGTAAATAGAAATAGTCAATTTTGGTTGCAGCCTTTAATGGATGGAAAATTTGGATTTTTAGATGATGCTACATATCCTTGCTGGGAATATTTAGATGTTAATCTACGAAATGCATTAGATGGTAACTCCTTTAGTTTAGATGCAAAACATAGAGCACCAGTTCAAATGAAAATGCCGCCTTTATGTATAACTACTAATTGTGATGTTAAAGCAGAACAAAGTTTGCGATATTTACATAGTAGAATAGAGTGTATAAAATTTCCAAACAAAATGCCTTTTGACAATGATGGTAAACCTTTATATGAAATTACTGCTAAAACTTGGGCATGTTTTTTTAGACATTTTGCTACACATTTAGATCTGATACCAGAAGAAGACCAGGATGGAAACACAACAGACACTGACAGAGCGTTTCGATGCACTGCAAGAAGCTCTAATGAATCTGTATGAGAGAGCTCCTAAAGATTTGCTTTCTCAAATTGAACATTGGAATTTAATTAGAAAAGAAAATGTGACTTTATACTATGCTAGAAAAGAAGGTTTGCAAAGATTAGGTTTACAACCAATTCCTGCTTTGCAAGTAACTGAATACAAAGCTAAAGAAGCTATACATATGCAAATTTTGCTTAAAAGTCTTTATAACTCTGCTTTTGCAAATGAAGAATGGACATTAACAGACACTAGTGCTCAGTTAGTGCATACAGAACCAAAGAATACATTTAAAAAACATGGTTATCAAGTAGAAGTATGGTATGATGATGATGAAAGTAAAGCCATATTATATCCAAACTGGGACACAATATATTATGAAGATGAAAATGGTGTATGGCATAAAACAAAAGGGGATGTAGATTATGATGGCTTGTTTTATAGAGAGCACACTGGAAACAGAACATATTTTGTGATTTTTTATACTGACTCTCAAAAATATGGAGAAACAGGAAAGTGGACTGTAAGATTTAAAAATCAAATGATTTCTACCCCTATTGCCAGTTCGTCTAGGAAACACTCCAGCCCCTCCAACGAAGCCGAGCAGCCTTCCACCTCCAGGGACCCCGAGACCCGGGAGGAAAGCCAGTTACAGCACAGACAGCTTTCCAGTACCGCCGTCCAAAGCTCACCAACCTCAACGACGCCTGAACTTCGACGAGGAGACTCCAGAAGACGAAGAAGAAGCCAACAAGGAGAATCTCCCCAATCTACAAGAAAAAGAAGAAGAGGGGAGTCAACTGGATTCAGCTCTGCACCAACTCCTGACGAAGTGGGGTCAGGACATCGATTGGTTGAAGGATCGTATCACTCGCGACTTGGACGGCTACAAGCGGAGGCTCGGGATCCCCCAATAATTATTGTGCAAGGATCAGCCAATAATTTAAAAAGTTGGAGGCGCAGATTTAGTGTTAGGTATCATCAATATTTTGATTACTGTAGCACTGTGTGGAGTTGGGTTGGAGATGTTTCTGACAAATCACAAAGGGGTAGAATTATAGTGACTTTTAAAACAATAAACCAAAGAGAATGTTTTATGCGTTATGTAAGGTTGCCTAAAAATTCAAATGCTTCTTTTGGATCAATAGATAGCTTATAGTTTACAATATGTATAGAGCTAGTAGAAATAAACGAGACTCTGCAACAAATTTGTATAGGAATTGTCAAATATCTGGTGACTGCCCTCCTGATGTTAAAAATAAAATAGAAGGTGAAACACTTGCTGATCGTTTGTTAAAATGGTTCGGAAGTTTTATATACTTGGGAAATTTGGGTATTGGTACTGGTAGAGGAACTGGAGGCACATTTGGGTATAAACCTATTACACCTGCTGCACCAAAATCTATTCCTACAGCTCCATCTTTGCGCCCCAATGTCCTTATAGACCCTTTAGGACCTGTGGAAGCTATTCCTGTAGATATTTCAGTAGTGGATCCTTCAGGGCCTGCTATTGTGCCTTTAGCTAAAGGTACTATTCCAGATGTATCTGTGGTTGATATAGTAGATTCCAGTTTAACACCTGGGGAGTTAGATGTAGTGACAAACACAAAACCTACTTTAACTGTAGAAGCAGATATACACCCGAATGTTACAGTTAACAATGATATAACTACATTAGATATTCAAGAGACTGGGCCGCCACCAAAGCGCATAGCTATTGAAGAATTTCACCAATATTCAGAACCTACTGTCTTCAGCTCTATAGGTCACCCAGATCCTGATGTTAATGTATTTGTAGATTCTCATTTTGAAGCTGAAATAGTAGGGGGATATGAAAATATACCTTTGGAACCTTTAAATCAACCAGCTACTTTTGAAATTGCAGAACCAACTTACAGCACCCCTAAAGAAGGAGATTCCCGGTTCTTGACAAGAACACGTGACTTATACAGACGTTATATTCAGCAAGTTAAAACAACCAATCCAGACTTTTTAGGTCAAGTTTCCCGCGCAGTTCAATTTGAATACACAAATCCCGCCTTTGATCCAGAAGTCAGTTTAATATTTGAGCGTGATGTGGAGGCGGTTGCTGCACCAGATCCAGATTTTGCAAATGTCAGGGCCTTAGGGAGGCAACGTTTGTCTGAAACACCTGGCAGAACAGTACGTGTCAGCAGAATTGGCACTAAGGGAACTATTCATACCAGAAGCGGTGTGGAAATAGGCCCGAAGGTGCATTTTTTTATGGATTTATCAGCAATTCCTGAGCCAACAGAAACTATAGAACTACAGCCTTTAGGGTCTTTTACAGGAGAAGCTACCATAGTGGATAATCTTGCAGAAAGTACTTTTATTCATAATTTGGATTCAGATATTCAATACACAGACAATGATTTATTAGATGAGCAATTTGCAGACTTTTCTCGTTCTCAGTTAGTATTGAACTATGCAGAAGATGACGAGCCAGTATTTTTTATAGAACCTTTTACTAAACCTGTCGTATTGAATGGTAGTTTTTCTATTTATGTGTTTTATCCATCTGTTGTGGATCTAACAAACATCTATCCCAGCTCTGATGCACCGTTAGTAACTATTAATGCTTTAGGTTCAGATTATGATTTGCATCCCTCATATTTGAGACGCAGAAGAAAGCGTAAATATTCAGAAATTTTTTAATATTTTACAGATGGCTTTCTGGCAACGAGAATCTGGAAAATTGTATCTGCCTCCAAGCAGACCTACAGCGAAGGTCTTAAGTACGGATGAATATGTGAAGGAAACCAATATATTTTTTCATACTGGAACTGACAGATTACTTAATGTTGGACATCCATACTTTGAAGTGCGCAACGATGCAACACAGGCTGTAGAAGTTCCTAAAGTTAGTGGAAACGCTTATAGAGTATTGCTTCTACAACTTCCAGATCCAAATAAGTTTGCTTTAATAGATAAAAACATATTTGATCCTAATAGAGAACGTTTAGTCTGGAAATTAAAGGCAGTACAAATGGATAGGGGTGGTCCTCTTGGAGTTGGTGTTTCTGGGCACCCATTATTTAATAAATTTACAGATAATGAAAATCCAAATCAGTATCCTCCAGAGGTACAGGCAGATGATGATTTGCGCATGGACGTAGCACATGATCCCAAGCAATCCCAAATGTTTATATTAGGTTGCACACCAGCAATAGGTGAGCACTGGGATAAGGCAGATTTTTGTCCTACTCATAATACCCAGAAAGGTGACTGTTATCCTATTAAATTAGTAAACTCTTTTATAGAAGATGGTGACATGGGAGATATTGGTTATGGCAATATCAATTTTAAAACTTTACAAGAGGATAAATCTAATGCACCATTAGATATAGTCAACAGCATTTGTAAATATCCAGATTTTGTGAAAATGGGGAAGGATGTTTATGGTGATAATATGTTTTTCTTTGGAAAACAGGAGCAATTATATGCTCGACATTTTTATGCAAAGGCAGGAACAATAGGAGATACAATTCCCCAGAATGATACTTCATTTATTGTAAGTCCACAGACTAACAACAATAAACCTCAGGCTAAGTTAGGCCCTCATATTTATTTTCCAATGGTTAGTGGCTCTTTAACTAGTACAAATAACCAGCTATTTAACAGGCCATATTTCTTACAAAGAGCTCAGGGTAAAAACAATGGTATCCTATGGGGCAACAGGGTATTTTTAACTATATTAGATAATACCAGAAATACTAACTTTATTATATCCGTTTTTAAGCAAGACTCAACTCTAGACACCACATATAGTTATAAAGCTGCAGATTTCAAAAATTATCTCAGACATATTGAAGAACTGGAGGTAGAAATGATTCTACAACTATGTAAAGTCACGCTAGATCCAGATGTATTAGCGCATATAAACGTTATGAATCCACAAATATTAGATGAATGGCAGTTAGCATTTGTTCCTCCTCCACCACAAGGTATTGAAGATCAGTACAGACATATAACATCCTTAGCAACAAAATGTCCAGATGCAAATCCTCCTGCAGAAATAAGTGATCCTTATAAAAATTATAACTTTTGGAGAGTTGATCTCACTGAAAGCTTGTCTTCTGATTTGGATCAGTTTTCTTTAGGAAGAAAGTTTTTATATCAGTCAGGAGTGCTTAATGGGAACAAACGATTGAGAACTATTACCAGTACAGAAACTTCTAGTAATAGAAAATCTGTTAAGCGCAGACGAAAGAATTAATGTGTATATATTGTTAATGGAACTGTCTTATACTGTGAACTGGAAATCTACTGTGAACTTTATACTTACTTGATTGCAATATATTTAATAAATCGATTGGAACTTCAGTAGCTGTGTCATCTAAATTATTTGCATGCTTTAGCCTCCGCATTGTTTAGTTGTTTTCTAGTCCTTCATTTACGAAGAGACCAGCCACAGAGATAGTTCGCTGTCCACTTTTTAAAAAGAAACCCGATTTTGGTACATTTTTGGCGCCAGAGGGAATCTAGCATACCTATAACGGTACAAACAAGGAAGAGGCAAGGTGAGTACAAGTTTAAGCAAACCTATTCTGAGTCAATTCTTGGCAGCTCTTATTTGGCTGTGTCTTTGTTTGGCACTCTTTTGGTATGTAAAACAATACTGACAT